CTTGTGTTTCAAACACCTCATCACCATTGTAAATCTGAGCAATACAATCTCTCATCAAATTAACTGTAAGGTCAATAATAGTCTTCTTATCTGACACTTCAATTATAGTAGGCACTTTCATTATCACACCGTAATCTTTTGAAAAAGGTATATGTGTGTTCACCTTTTTACTAAAGTCTGGCTTTACACTCTCAATATTAAAATCATAATCTACAATTTGTGTTTCATCATCTGGACATTTTAGTTTAAGTTGTACAGTTTCACCTATTGACTTTGATCTTATGTTCAACCATAACCATTCAAAATCGTAAACTGGTAACTTCGTAACGTCAATACCATCTGTCAATACACAAGTTTGAACAGTTTTGATTAGTGTATCAACCATCTCCCGTTCTACATTGTTCTCTACAGACATCAATAAAATCTTTTCTTCTTTTACTAAAAATGGTCTGTACTTTACCTTTGCACCGTTTGACAACATCAAGTCATGCTCAGGCGTCTTCATAAAATTAAGCATTATTTACTCCTTTAATATAATATATCACGTATAATTTTAGGGTCTGGTAGACCTTTCGGGAACACACGCCCTCCCGTTACTCGCCCAATAGGCAAATTCCTTCTTAGCTTTTCATAGACCTGTCTACCTGCTCTACCTATCTCGTTACCTATACCAAATGGTAAGTTATCTAAAAAGTTAGTTTGTAGTGCTGTAGTGTTTGATCTATATTCTAATCTATTCTTTTTGTGTCTTCTATTTTCTACATCCATACCTTGTCTTAAATAGTTCCATGCTGATGTAGCATAGTTTCTGTATGTAAATGTTACACTTGTTTTTACTATTTGATTTTGAGCGTCATATGACAATGGTGTAGAAGCAATAGTTTTAGGCCATACTTCGTACATCTGTACCTGATATGATGTGAAACCAGATGAGTCACCTAAACTTTTACGTATTGTTTCCCTATCTTTTACTGCGTCACCTGATGGCTCAAAGTTAGCAAGGGCTGCTGTAAATGATTTATGTAATGGTGTAATCGTTATCATACATGGTGTAGCATAGTCATCATAATAACCTACATTGTGAGTAATAGGATCTACGATAGAGTTTTGCCATGCCTCAAAATATAATCGTTCATCATAGTTAACACTTGTATAAAATTCTAATGTGACCTCTTCAAAGCTAACGTTCTTTGCTATCGCTCTTTTAGGGCCGTAGTATGTTTCATTTACATCATCTGTAATTGTTTTACCTGGTAATGAAACGTTAGAACAGAATAGGTCCATTCTTAATTGTAAATTCTCTTTTATTGCACCTGCTAGTCTACCACTTTTGTTTAATCTTGCTGCTGCTTTTTTACCACCTGTAGGGTCAGAATAAACATAGTCACGTGGTAATGCTTTACTTTGTGGTCCGTCAATCGTACATAAAAACTGCGTAGGTCTAGCCAACCCACCAGCCTGTGTTAGACCTGATCTAAATTCATTGAATACAGAATTGTAATTAGATGATACGTTGTTGTATGAGAATCTTCTATTTGTTTCTGTTGTACTGAATTGTGGTTTACTAGGTGGTATACCTAATCGTATATCCATGTCACCTATTCTTTTACCTATACTAATTAATGACATTAAATAAATCTCCTACTATCTGCATAAACTTGTCCTACAGACGCCTTTTTAAATCTTTGTACAGGTAGATAAATTGCTGTTGCAGCCTCATCAGCATTTATTCTTAAAAAACCTGTCTGTACATATGCGTACAAATATTTCTTTATTGTTGGTTTTACTATTTTAACGTTCTTTACATCATCATAGGCAACTTCAAATCTTGTATTCTTATCAAATCTTCTATCAGACGCTGTTGCCTGCATACGTTCTAATAGTTTAAATCTCAATAGAGGTGGTAGATAGTGAAAGTTCATACCCATAAACCCACCTGATATTGGTTCTAATGGCAACACTAATGGGAACACGTCATAATAAGGTAGAGTTTTTCTTAATTTAGGATTGTACCCAAACAAGTTCAATCTACCTACGCTAGGACGACCATTTAGTTTGTTTTGTCTAAACAATTGTCTAGCAGTTGTACCACTCGCTATCTTATTTACTTGCGTTCTATACCAAGTAGCAGATTTCTGAGCGTCTCCTGCTCTTTGTTTGATTGTATCAAATACACTTGCCATACTACTATTTATGTTGATAATAAATAGATTCTATGAAGAAGTTGAAGAATCCAGATAAACGCCCTTATTCAGGTATATACAAACCACTCAACCCACAGAAATATAAAGGCAATGTAAACAACATTATTTATAGGTCTAGTTGGGAGAAACGTTTTATGATATATTGTGATAAAACTAGGGCTGTTGTGGAATGGGGTAGTGAAGAAATAGCAATATATTATCGTTCAGTTGACAATAGGCCACATAGATACTATCCTGACTTCTATATGAAAGTTAGACAATCAAACGGCACGTTTAAGAAGTTCATTGTAGAGATTAAACCTAAAGCACAAACACGTAAACCTAAAAAACCTTTACGTGAAACTCGTACTTATAAAAATGCGTTGGTTACTTATGAGAGAAATAGAAGAAAGTGGTCAACGGCGTATGCTTGGTGTATTAAACGAAACATGAAATTTCTGATACTAACCGAAGATCATCTTAAAACGTTTTAAAATCTTTTAATATTTGTAGTAAATCTATATCGGCCATTCGGTTGACGTATTCAAATGCTTTATCTTGTGTATAAGTTTGACCATACTTGTCGTAATAGTTTATAATCTGATTTTGAGCATTCAATGAGCGATCTAATTCTGGCATAAAAAATGTTAGTCTAATAGGTGTGTATCCCTTTTCAACTAATAAATCTACTTTTCTATATTCTTTATTCTTATGGTCGCCGTCTGTGCCTGCATCCCGCCATTTGATTTCATATGCTAGTTTCTTATCGTGGTTTAGAACATCAATCTCAAATCTATTAGGGTGTTGACCAGGGTTGTCAATGTATTCACTTTGACCACCTTCAACATCTTGTATAATAAATTTAACTGCTGTATCAAATATTCTTCCTGCGTTTGTGCTTAATATTCTTGCTCTATTGTGATACTTCTCCATCAATTCTATCTCTTTCTTATCGTAAAAGAGCTCATAAATTAAATGATGTTTGTTTGTAAAGCCATTCATTCTATCTTGTGTATCATTAATATTAGTCATAATCTTATTATGATAGCCAGAAATGATTTTATGAATATTGCTTTTGAAGTAGTCTTTAGGTCTATCTATTTTGATTGGTAACATATTAGAGAAGTATTATGGGTGGCCCGAAGGCCACCCTATTTGAGAAAGTGAGAGAGATAGATTATGAATCGTCTTCAGCTAGTTTACTAAAGTACGAAAGGTCATCGCTTTCGTTAGACGATTCAACTTTCTCTACCGAGTTGTTAGAAGACGTTGGTATGTCGTTACTGACAGGTGGGAGGTCAATATCTTCTACTGACTCGGTACTTCTTTGTCCAGTAAGTGTCTTATTCAGTTTCTCTTTGAGTTCGTCATAAGACTTAAAGTTACTTGGATCAATGAAGGCTTTGAGAGCGTATTGAGATTGCCAAATCTTGTTAATCTCATCATCAGTATCTTTTAATTTACTGACTGGCTCAAATTCTGATTTATCATAATTCCAGTAGCCATCTACCTTTCTGATTTTTAGTTTAAAGTTTGCACCTTCCCAAAAATCAAATGGGTTAACAGCCTTTTCATCTTCAAATGCTGGGTTCATTGCTTCAGTAATCTTATCAAAGATTTTCTTACCGAATTTAAACAAGAACACTTTGCCTTCATTCTCTGGATGTTTAGGATCAGATACTACAAAGATATTAGAATAGTAAGATAACTTTCTTTTTCTCTTTCTAGCAATTTCTTTATCGGCTTCTATGCCTGTATTCCACAACCTTGTGTTTTCTTCACTAACAGGATCCTTTTTGTTTAGTGTAGTTAAAGAGTTTTCAATATACCATTGACCACCTGGTCCTTGAAACGCATGGTTCCAGACTCTCTGCCAAGGCATATCTTCGCCTTCTACAGCAGGTAAGAATCTTAATACTGCGTAACCATTGCCAGACTTATCTAGTTCAGGTTTCCATAACCTGTCGTCTTGGTACTTGTTTTTCTTTTCGGGTTGTTCTATTGTGTTTTCTAACTTCTTCGTTAGTACGTCAAAATTTGACTTTGACTTTTTTAGGGCTTCTAATGCACTTGACATTGTATTTTCTCCTTGTATATATTGTTGTACGTATTTGTATTAATGTAAGTATTACTATTATTTATACTGGCAACATACTCAACCATTATAATATTGTATCACCATTTACTGATATTGTCAAGCAGCTGTGCTTGAGTAATATATGTTAAATTCTTCTCGTTTCCTAGTAGTTTTTGATTAGTTGTATTGTCATCATCTGCCTTGTTTACCTTATAAAATGACACTTTAGGGTTGTCTTTCAATACTCGTAACCACTCTGCTTCCCATACACCTGTAGGTTGGGGTTCATAATGTGCTGATGAGTAGTTTTTAGTGCCTTTGTACATATTATTAAACAACTTTGTATCTGATCTTAAATCCATACCTATCATATAAACCTCATCTAGTTCACTATATTTACATGCAACATGGCCTGCTGTAGCACCAGCATGATAACCTGGGTCTTCCCATTCTTGTGTCTTATCGCCGTCTGTGATCCACGATACATAAATGTGGGTGTTGTCAATATCTTTTTTAAACTTCGTGCCATCTTCTTTTCTTATCGTTGCCTCACCTTTGATTGTATGAGCATTCATAACGTACATGTCACCTTTATCTGCATTTGTAACTATCTTATCTGCATTGTCTTTATCCTGTGTATGTAACATGCCTTGTAACATTGTATCATACATAAAGTTAGGTACTTTAGTCCACTCTCTAAAATAACAAGGTATCTTATGAGCAATACCTTTGTGGTATATTTCATGTGTCATTGTGCTATCAACTGCGATCAATACATCTGGCAATGGGTTATCTCTATAGTAAGCATTACAAGCATATATCTTACCATACTTCTTTAATGTTGTCAAGTCAAAGTTCTTACGTGACTCACCATTACCTATAATAAATGCTCTTTTCTTCATAATCTTACCTTGTCTAGGCCATCTTTCATCAGCAGTAGGAAATCTATCTGCCTTGTTTCTTCTGGATTGTTCTAACCCAATTCTTAATATCTCTTCCTCTTTAGGCCATTCTTCATCAAAATATTTAGCCATAATAATAATTCAATATACCCATAGAATATATTGCAAGTGATATAGCATTCAATACGATTAACGACCTATCATGCCATAACAAACCTACAATTAACCAACCTATGAAACCTATGTTAGCAATAAACATGTTTATAGGAAACAATTCTACTGCTGTAAACATCATAGCAATGATTAGTGTAATACTACTTGCCCACTTGATGTACCATGACAAGTCACCTCTAGGTGTTACCTTTTTATAAACTCTGCTTGAGTTTAGTTTGGCAATCTTATCATCTAATTTTTCTTTTATAGGTTCTATGGTCATTTCCTTTTTTTCTTTGTTATGTGTTGATAGTCTAGGTATTGTGAGCACCACTCATAAAAACTATCATTATTAGCAGGCCAACATGAGGCAAATGTTTTGTCCTTACGTTGTTGTCTATATTCTTCTCTTACTTCTTGCTCTGTTAATTTACCCTCTGCCATCTAACTCTTTCAAATTGTTTTCTTTCCATTCTTTAGTTGTTTCAGGTCTTCCCCATTTATCTATTTCGTCTTGTGTTCTACTACAACCCATACAATAACCACTATCTTGGTCAATTGTACATATGTTTATGCACGGCGTAGGTACATAGTCATCACTCATACAAACACCTCTTTCATTATAAACTTACATTTAGTAAGGTTAAACTTAATAAAAGGTGATAATTTCTTTATTTTAAACGATTTTTCAGGCCAGATAACTGTTTCAGCAATCTCTTTGTCCCATCTTTTGACAAATGATAAAACTTTATCCAAGATGATGATTGTCTGTACTGATATTTTTTCAGATAGAAGTAGTCGTAGCAATCGTGGATGTTGCCCACTATGTACACGAAACACATCATCAAACTGAATCCTATTATCATTAATGACATTAGAAAGCAATACACAATCAGCTCTAAAGTTGTACGTAAAAGATTGATTATATTTCTTCCACTTGTTATAAGTTGTTTCTCCATCTGCTCTAACTAGGTTACCTATCCATGTTTTTGAATTATGGAAGAAATTAGATACAAAATAGTCTAGCATTTCTTCCTTTGTATATTTAGTTGTAAGTTTATGAAAAAAGAACCTATCATTACGTTTTAAAAATGTGTTAAATGTTGAATTAACTTTGGCATTGTGCCTGTAAAAATCATAACTATCGGAAGTGAAGTGTAGTTTAATAGCCAAATATAATGTATAAGCCTCATAACTGTTCATATAGGTAAGATCGCTGTGCTTGATCGTTCAACCAAGTTTAGTTTTTCTGCCTCTTCTTTTATCTTTTCTTTTAGTGACTTGTTAATTAAAGGACCTACAGACGCTGTGTCAATATCATTTTCTTCACAATATTTGAGTACGGCATCCAGATAGGACATCCTTTTCTCTTTTACTATTGCCTCTATTATTTGAGCAAACTTTTTACTATTCATCAACATTATAGTTTTCTAACTATGTGTTTTCTTAATGCTCTTGTTAGTTCTTCTATTTTATCTATTATAGAAATTAGACTCGGGTCTGTTATGTACTGACCTTGTGCTTTTAATTTATCGTACTCACGTAACGGTATAGTCACCATTGATTGCTCATTTTCATAAGTCATATCATGGTCGTGTGTATCTTGCCCCATAGGCATATTATTATCGCTCATAATTTATCCTCACTTTATTATAATATTATATCTCAATTAGACTAATTTGTCAAGCTTTAAACTTTATCACCAGGTGTTTGTAAATCAAAACTTCTATACATCATACAAGTTTCATGTCCTGAAGGTGAAGTTATAGCGGCAACAGATTGATCGCCTTTTTCATTCATGTAGTAAGCAACAAAATAAGATGGATCGCCTGTCGCTGAGGCGCCTTCTCTACCTACAGATACGCTCTTCAATATGAAATCATTGTCTTTAAGGTAACGCATTACCTCTGGTGATGTACCACAAACTACTGGTACGTGCATCCATTGAAAATCGTATTTAAGTGTATCTTCAGCAAATGTGCTTGTAGCGAATAATAGTGTTATTAGTGTTAATAGTTTTTTCATAGTTGACCTTTTGGTCTAACTATTTATATTATTTCTCTCAAAAAACTCCTGTGTGTGCTTATAAAACAGCTCTTGGTGCTCTTTGATTTTGTCTTCGGTATGTATCCATTCTTGTACAAAACCGTCTTCACATGTGGCTAATATAACAGTTTGTTCTATTTTGTGATTTGGGTATAGCTCTTCATACATTTTTGCATATGCCGAGCATTGTAAAAAGTTAGCATAATTGTAATTAGCATCCCTTCTCTTTGTAGAGGTCTTAAAATCAACAACAGATAGTTTGCCTCTATATTCAGCAATACAATCTACTTGACCTGCAACACCTATTTCTTTTGAGTATAGGTATTCTTCTAGGCAATGTATGTTGTCTAGTCTAGCAAGATATGGTTTGATTATTCTAAAAAGTCCTAGTGGTGTAACAGCAGTTATACCTACTGACTTCTCGTCTTCGTTCTTCAGGTGATTCTCAATTAAGGTATGAGTTGTCTTACCTCTATTGACAGCAGACGTTGATATGTAGTTAGCCATTTTCTCACCAACTGCATTTCGCCATGCCTGTAGACCTGCTTGTTTTTCTGGTATTTGTCCTAGTATAGATGTAACGGAAGGCATATTAACACCATCAATAGTATAATATCTTACACCGTTTTGATTCTTGCCTTTCACACCTAAAGATTTAGGCAATACTTCTTCATTCAATTTAACATGTTTAAACATAATATACCTTTCCGTATAAATTTATATAATCATTATATCAGATTATTACAAGATTGTCAAGCTATAATGGCCTTATTCTTTCTAAAGTCCACGGTAAATCGTGTGTAAGTGAGTTAAAATTACTTCTTATAGATAATTTTTTGAATATCATAGGGTCAGGATTATTGCATATCTCTTTCCAGAAGTTAGCAAAACCACTTTGTTGTTTTGTATACCAATCGTGTCCTATACTTGAATATTCAGCCATCATTGGCAAGTACATTGTTGTTCTATAGCCTCTTTTCACCCAATGTAAGGCACCTAGTTTTTTGTTTACTAAACAACAACCTGCTGTTTCTGTACCACCTATTACTATTTTTGTTGTTGCAGGATCAATTTTAAATTCTGGTCTTCTTTCTTTCATAAGGTCTATAAAATACTCTATGTCTATGTCTGTTAAACCAACACCAGTTTCTTTTGTTGTGTTATACACATTCCATTTTTCAAGCCATGCAAATTTACATACTTCTCTTAATTGTTCATCTTCTATTATATTTTTTTCTGTATCAACATTGTAAGTGTTAAAAATCACAATACATTTTTCTCTATCAATACTTCTTTGTTGTAGTATATCCATAAGAGCATTGTATCTGTTTTTTAAATAGTTTTGATCCTGTAAACCTTTTAAACCTTCAAAATCTATTAATAATATTATTGTATTATCCATTATAGAGTTCCATGTGTTCTAGGTAAGTTTAAGTATCTAAAATCGTTTTCAAGTGTAATTTTAAATGCTCTATATTTTTTAATTTGTTTATAGACCTCTACTAATCCCATCATCATTCTTTCAACATCATTAATACCAGGTTGCTCATATTCAGCACACATTGGTAAGTATATTGTAGTGGGATAACCTGCTTCACAGGCTGCGATTGCGTTCATAGGTTTAGTTGCTTTTGTTACACAACCTGCTAGATTACATCCACCTATGATTATTTGAGTGTTGTTAGGATTCATATCAAAATCAAATGACTCTGCGAGTTTATCACTTAACATATCAAAGGTCCAATCATCTTCGTATTTAAAAAACTTAATGTCTAGGTTGCTTGCCATAAACTCAAGCTCGTTTAACCTCACGTCAACACGGCTTGAGTCTGTGGTACAAAATATTATTTTTGACTTGTCAATACGAGGATCAGATAGTATTTTCTGTACCTCTTGGTATCTTCTATTGTTTATGTAGTTTTCAGAAAGGACTTGGTGTCCAATAAAATCTATTAATAATATAAGAGTATTCATTATATACCTTTTTGCATATACAAGTCAATGATCTTGTCTTGCTCTATTTTCTTGTCATCATTAAGACGTTCAACAGCTCAACTAGGGTCATACGGTTCGTATACCGTCTTACCATCATCATTTCTGTATGCTCTTAATACTTGTTTTCTGTTTTCTTCTTTGTTCTTATATGAACAATGAATCCATCCGCTATTAGGTTCCTCTGGATTGTGAAATTCTAATATCAATTGGTCAAAATCTAAACTATCAATAATATATTTTGCTAGATCAGCATTCGCAATGCCAAAGATTTCAAAGTCCGCAGCTTGCCCTTTGGCATGCTGTGATTTCATTGATGATCCTATCTTCACACATAACTCGGGTGATCTGTACCCACTAGATACTGATACTACCTTGCCATAGTGATCTCTAACTTTTTGTAGAACATTATCACATAGTTTCTTTAAATTATCCATATGATCTTCGCTTGGATTATTACTAATACCATGTCTATCTGCTGTTTGAGAAGCAGTTAGTTCTTTAAGTGAAAAGTTTTTGCTTAGTTGCATTTAATTTATCCTTTGCTATAAGTTTTATTTTCTTTAAGGTTCTTATATCGTACCATAATTTATTTGATCTGTCTTGTTTTCTTTTATCTTCAATTTCATTCACCGCTCGTTTTAATTCTTTGTGATGAGCTTTTATTTCTAACATATTATCCCCTTGTAAGTTTTAATATTTTATCCATCTGAGCCTTAATGATTGGTCCTCTATTAGGCCAATGTATGTAAGGTTCATTGGTTTTTGAAAGATTATACAAAAACGGTAGTATAGTCTTTTCAATCTCTTTAAATCTCGCCGATACGTCAGCGTCCTGTATCTCTTTGCTAACAGAGTCTTTCTCTGCTACAATTTGCATAATCTCATTCATCATAGACTTAATATCGCCTACATCTGATTTGACTTTTGCAATCTCTAAATTAGAGTCTTCTATAACCTTTGTGTCTATTGCTGGCGTGTCGTCAGCAGGTTTTTTTGATACAGGAGTAAAACCATAATCTACATCGGTATCAAACTCCCTCATAAAATCAGGTATGTCTGCCATTAGTTTTCTCCTTGTTTAGGTAGGTGCAATGAGCGGATTGACTTATTAGACTCTGGTATACGACCGTTGTTGTTCAGTTGCTCGCTCTGCACCCCTATATTATTTATTTTTTGCATTTTGTCTAGCCTTGTGTTTTTTCATCACTTGCTCTGTTTTGATTTGTTTTGTTGACTTTGTTCCCATCTCATTTGCTAAAGCACTCATTGGGTGTGCTTCTGCTACTTTTGATAATGTTTCTTTCCAACCACTATCTGATCTATAACTAGCACCACTTACGCCTGCAACAATTCTTATGCCTGATATATTTTGTTTGATGTGTTTGTTCTTTTTAAGATACTTTTCCATCTCGTCAATAGTCATCATCTCGGTAAACTCTTTACCAGTTCTTTTATTTGTAAATGTGTATATGGGCATTTTATTTAAGCGTTAGATGAAACAATAATTGATTAGTCGCCATAAGCATATCTTCTAGTATGCTTTCTAAATCCATTTGTCCTTTTACTTTGCTGTTTTCTGCAATCTTCGTTATTCGTGCTACTTGTTTTTGTACTTCACCTCTAACTTGACCATTGTCAGCGTAATTCATTATGCCAGGTCTTAATTCAGCACTAAAGTTAATTCTTGTGCCTACTTTGCCTTGCCACGTTTCTACTAATTCGTCATTTAATTTACTAAACTTTTCATAATATTCACCTGTGCTTTCATGCTCAGAATATGACTCTGTTTGCCAATGGTAACTTTGAATATCATTCAAAAAGTTCATATTTAATTGTATAAAATCTCTTACATTATTCATATTGCTATTTAGTATTTGCTATATCTACTATCCTCTGTATTAATGACCCTAATCCATTCTGTCTTTGCATTGTAAGTAGTTCTCTAACACCTAAAGGTAAGAAATCCTCTATAGTAAGAGCAGCCACTTCATCTCTAGGACAACCATTGACTAGGTCTGTTACTAACTTCGCTGTGCCTTTTGTTATAAATGCGTCAGCGTCTATTTTATATATCATTGTATTATCTTCTTTTGCTCCACCAATCAACCATAGATTACTAGCACAACCTCGTATTCTATTTTGATCTGTTTTTACTTCTTGTGGTAATGATTCTACGTCTTTGGCAATGTCAATTAAATATGCAAGTCTATCATGGCCTTGCAACATTTTAAGGTCATCACCCTTGCTCTGTATTCGTTGTTTTATCATCTGCAATTCCTTGAGCATACCAATCAGGCATAACTGCACCATGTTTTTCCCACTTGGCAAATCTTCTTTTCTCTAGTATGTAATACTTTCTGTATGAGCCAACAACGTCACCTGGTATCTTACAATGATCTGGCATTGCTGGTGTAGCGTCTGTTTGAATTGCATTTAGTGGTGCATTTTTAGGTGGGTGTTTTAGTAGATCAGCAAGTTTAGTTATTGATACATGGTCTGTATCTTTTTGCCATCTTAATTTGTATTCTTCGTTAAGTGCTATGAAGTGATTGAACAACCACATATAGTTGTATGCTGACTTTAGTACCCATTGCGTACTAGGGTGACCTAGCCAACCTGCCTTGTATATGATTGCTTCTTCATTAGAGTTATCTAGTCGCCATCTTTTTATCTTACGACCATTCTTTGTAGTATCAAAATATTCTGTGCCATCAAGTACACGTTTTGCTGTACATAGCATTTGAGCAGACTCTAGTATCATTTTGATAATATGTTTATCACACATCATCTTGGCTGCTGTCTTTGGATTTTTATCTACGTAAAATATATTCATTAGTGTATCAGCTTTCTCATAACATAGTCCGTCATGTTGTATTGTTTAGCAAGTTGCATAAGTTTATTATACCATAAATTTTTGAAAGAGTCAAGTTGAGCATTAGCACATGCTTTTGCTAACGCCTTGAGTCTTCTAATCTTTGGGTCTTCTTGTCTTTTTATGTCTTCTTCATGTATCATAGGGTCTATTATATATCAATTTTACTGCAATGTCAAGCTGTAAAATACTTCTTTTTATACCAATTATAGTATGCTTTATCAGTAAATATTTCTGCAATTTCTTCAGCAGGCACTTGATCTGATCTAATACAATCTGCAAGTGATTCGTATTCCCACGTATCAACCTTACGTGTCATCTTTTTGCCTTGAGCACCCTCTGCTAAAACTCTTACGTTTCTTTTGTGATTTTCTGATTGAGCATAACTCATTGACAATCATCTCCGTATTTAACACCAGGCATGTATTTGTGCAAGTCTGCTAATGGACCTGTTTCTTTGTATTTCTTTTTACGTTCTTGTTTTAGATTGTAGTTGACAACCATAAAGGCAATCAAAAAACCTATAAGGGTTACTGTCATGCCAAAAAAGAACATTCCTACTCCATACTCTGCTGTCATTTATTCTCCTCTAGTTTTCTTATTTTCTTTATCATTCTTATAACTCTTTTGTCATAATCTGCTGTAGTAGAAAACTTATCTAAAGTTTTGATAAGTTGTATAGAATCAAGTTGTTGATTTTTATCTAACATCTTTTGTCTTAATACTCTAAACTCTTTGTAAGCATTATGGTTGTTTAGTAATCTTACATATTCTTTTACACTATCGCATTTACTAGCAAAAGCTCTCACACCCCAACCTGGCCATTTTGTTATGCCTTGTGGTAAGAGGTGTGGAGTATCTTCACTCCATGTTCTTATACCAAATAGATTGTTTGCCTTCATAGCAAATCTACTGTTACCCCAACCAGACTCTAACGCAGCCTGACCTATAATCATCTCATAAGGTACTCTTTTATCTTTTGGTAAGGAGAAATTAATATAGTTTATACATTTGTGCATAGCACGTACAAACTGAATATCATTGCTGTATGTAAATTCAGGCTCTTGTAGTCCCATTTCTTCTATCTTTTGCATATAGAATAAATCAAGTTCTTCGTTGACTACAGCCTTTGCTGTTTTATTAGGATTGTATGTACCGTAGGCATAAGCAGCAACCATTAAAGTTAATACTGTAAAAAATACCTTTGTATAAAACCAAGCCTGATTTGCGAGTCTATGCCAATTATACGATTTGCCCATCTTTAACCACCTTTTTTAAGTCTTTAATTGTTTTCTTTTTATCAATCATAACATCATACCATTTGAATCTAACCATGTGTTCGTTACTAGGTCCGATTAGTGGTATGTCGTATTGTCTTTGAAACGTCAATAAGCCTTTTAAGTACAATGGCACAAGTATATCTAGCACACTTGTTTTGTCTTTGTAATCTTTAGGTACAGTAGGCGTCTTCCAGTAGCCTTTACCTTTGATTAATTCGTTTAATATCTCTTTATGTTTTTTCAATAGTTTCATTATATACCTCTCTTTACATAATATTCATAACCGTGTTCTTCAAACTTCTTTTGTATAAACACAAGGTTATCGTTGTTCAAATGGTTTCTATAACCTTTGAAAATCTTTTTACTCGTTCTGCCTGGGAAATTTGTTAGTATATCTCTTTGTAAATGACCTGTGTAATACAATTCCCACTCATTAATATTATTGTCTAATACTTTATCAATAATAGAAATACCTTTTTTGATTTGTTTTTGTAACCACTCGTCAATATGATTCTTCTCACCTTTCATAATATAACTTTCTTTTATAATCGTAAACCGATGTAGTTTACTTTAGGTTCAAAGGACCAGAATAAATCATTGTGGTTACCTGTATCGCCTAAATTCTGCATTTGATATAAATGTACCATTTCATGGACTAGCGTATCCAAGAAATCTTTTTTGTTCGGATAAGAAGGTAACATCTCTAGTTTGTACAATCTAGTACCTGCTCTTTTCCACTCTAGCACTACAACTTGACCTATACATTTTTGTCTTTTTAGGTCTTTGATTTCTACTTGACCAAAAGGTGAAAGTTTACTATCAAATAGTGCTGAATTAACTAATTTAAAATAAGATTTTATGTCTTTGTAAGTTGTAATATATTTACGTTTACCAGACAGCTCACGTTTGAGCTTTCTTTTAAGTTTTAGTGCTTTAGATTTTCTAGTTGTTACCATTTAAAATTTGTTCCTTATATTTCTCGTCAAGTTGTAATCTTAAATCAGCAGCAATAGCCTCTAGTATTTGAGGTAGGTATGCCTGTAATATAGTAACTGAATCAATCATAAATTTATGGGCAAGTTTTTCTATTTCTTGTTCCATAATATATGATGTATCAATATCTGTGCCTTTAATTTTTTCTGATATAACATGACTTATAACAGCCGTGTTATAATCATCAGCCTTGGCAACATTGAATATAGACCAAGACCATGTATAGATGAATAATAAAAATAATATAAAAAATGATTTACGCATTAGCATGAGCCTCGTAAATAACTTCATCAATATTATGTTCATCAATTCCGACTAATTCTAAATTATCAACTTTCATAATTTTAGTCTTAGCAGTTGATCTATCTATTTCGCC